GAATTAGGACAGACAACATTCCCCGAACTGGCGTCAAGTATCGGTAAGGTAGTCCCACAATCAAAGGCGTTAGGTGTATCACAGGACGAATTGTTTACGATATTTGCAACATTGACAGGTGTAACGGGTACAGCGTCGGAAGTATCTACACAGTTAGGCGCGGTATATACCGGATTAATGACACCGACAGAGGCATTAAAGAAAAAGCTAAATTCATTGGGTTATGAATCGGGATTTGCAATGGTAAAGGCAAACGGTTTTTCGGGTGCAATGAAGATTTTGGCAGAGGCAACAGGCGGTAGCGAGGAAAAGCTAACAGAACTATTCAGTTCAAAAGAGGCTATTACTGCAATGTTGGCATTGACAGGTGCGCAGGCTGATACATTTTCAGAAAAATTAGAGAAAATGGGTAATGCCGCCGGAGCGTCAGAAGAGGCATTCAAAAAGCAGTCGGAGGGCGTAAACAAATCCGGTTTTACGTTTGAGCAAGCAATGGTTAAAATGCAGGTAGCCGCACAAAAATTTGGTGAAAGTGCGGCACCGTTCATTGATAAGGCTGCAGACGCGGTAAGCAGTTTGGCGGATTGGTTAAGTGGATTGTCTGATGAAGATTGTGAGCGATTATTGAAAATCGGCACAGCATTAGCAATTATCGGACCCGCATTGAGTTTGACGGCAAAAGGTATTTCATTCGCAAACGGTATTAAATCGCTGTTTTCGTTTACAAAAGTAGCAGGCGAGGCGGAGACTGCGGCAAAGGCGGCAGGTGCGGCAGCAGAAACAGCAGGAGCAACAGGAGCAGAGGCAATGGCGGCAGCCGAAGGCGCGGCGGCAAGTGCAACAGGTGCCGGAGGTGTAGGCGGATTTCTTGCGGCATTAGGCGGTGTTGCCGGAGTGAGTGCAGGAATAACAGCAGTAGTAACAGCACCATTTGCGGCTACATTGGCAGTAGCGAAGATTGCAAGTGCAGGAATAGAAAAATATCATCAAAAATTAGGTGAATCGGGAAATGACGCGCTGGCTATGGCACAGGAATATTCGGAAAAAGCAAAGACCGCCTATGATATGACCGTGGTAGCCGATACAGTAGACGCGTATATTGCACGCTATAAGGAATTGACAGAATTAAAAAATCAAGGACAACAAACCGACGAAAGCGAGCAGGAACGAAAATTTTTAGAGCAATGGTTTATAGACAACTATAGCGATTTCATCAGCGCCGAAGAACAGAAAAACGGTGTCCGCAGTTCAACACTGGACATCATAAAACAGATAGTACAGGCACAAAAAGAACAGGCGGAACAGGAAAAGAAACAGAAACAGCAGGAAATCAAGGACGACAGCAGTAAAAAAAGAACCAACGCACAAAAATCGTCGGAGGAAATCCCAAAACTGCAAAGCGTCAATAATGAAACAAAGCAACGTATTGAAAATGCTAAAAAGTTAAGTACAGAATTAGGCGTGTTAAAAACGCAGTATGAGGCAATCAACAGCACAATGTCGGGTGCTGAACGTAGGGCGGCGGTTGAGAAACTGCGTGAGGACAACAAGGAAATATTCGACAGTTATCAAAACATTACAGGCGGTCAATTAAATTTTGACAGTTTGGGACAGGCAATAGAAAATGTATCAGAGCAAACGTCGGAGTGGGAAACGAATGTAGCAAATAACGAAGAACGAATTAAACAGCACCAAGCGTCTATCGAAAAATACAAAGAGGCACTAATAACACTGCAAAACGAAGTTACAAAAGAGGCCGTAAACAAAAGCGGTTTTTCGTCTATTGCGGATATATTCGCAAGTGGTGATGAACAAAAAATAAACAAAGCAATTAATGATGTAGTCACGCAATGTCAGCTGTTAGGTATGACAACAACCGAAACAAGTTTGCAGGTTGCGTTATTTAAAAACGGTTTTTCAAATTTGAGCGAGGCAATGGCGAGCGGTGACAAAAATATGAAAGCCGTAGTAACCGATTTGAACGATTATATGCACAGTGTTTTAGGATTGCCGGATAATATTGAAATCAGCATAAATGCCGAGGGCGATATTACTATGATAGACAAAACCAAAGACGGTGTCGAAGAAATAGACGGTCAAAGTGCCGAGGTCAGCGTCAGCGTAGACGGTGGCGAAAGTGAACAAACCATAATGACGTTGCAAGAATTGATTGACACATACGGAGCAACACAGGCTGTCGCAATTTTGCAGGCTGACAATCAGGCAACCGTAACAATAGACGGTGTTGTTTATCAGTTGGCGGAGTACAACCAAAAAACAGGTATAGCGACGCTAAAAGCAAACGATTCCGAGGCGGTTATTACAATCAATACAACGACAGGCGAAGTCGATAAATTTGATAATTTAGAGGGTACGGCAACGCTGAAAGCCGACGGCACAAATGCGGCGGTGGTTATTGATAGCCTGACAAGCAAAGCAAAGGGATTTGAAAAAACATATACCGCACATTTTACCGTAAAATCGGACGGAACAGTGTCGAGCGGTTTTTTCAATAGCGGCCAAAAAGGTTTTTTTGCAAACGGTACCGAATCAGCACCGGAAGGACCTGCGGTTATAAATGATGAAAAGGGTGTCGCTGACCCGCGAGAATTGGTAAAGCATAAAGGACAATACTATTTGTTTAACGGTCGAAATGTGTTGGTAAATCTAAGTAAGGGTGATTCGGTTTACACGGCCAAACAGACAAAAGCAATGTTGAAAAAATTACCGCATTACGCAACAGGAACAAACAACACAGCATTTGAAACAAAAAAAGAAGATTTTGAATACCGTCAGAAAACAAGCGTCGTATCAGATGCCGATGCATTGTTATGGTGGAAAAAAATATTAGAAGAATTTGCAAGCGACGCGGACGTTGTGAAAGAGGCTAATATTGAAATCTACGAACTAAACAAAAAAATTAATGACGACGCAATCAAAGATTATAAAAACAGGTTGAAAAATCAAGCGAGCAAGTCAAAGAATTGGATTGACTATGAAGTCAAAATGCACAATCTGTCAGTAGATGAACAGATTGCGGCATATCAGCGAATGGACGACAACTATCTGAATACATTGACCGAAATGACGGAAAATACCGAAATGACGGCTGATGAACTGCAGGACGTATGGGACGAATATTACGAAACAATCCGAAACCACGAAATGCAGATTGCAGATTTACGAAAAAAGAAATTAGACGAATTAAACCAACAGTCATTAGACTATATAGCCGAACGAACATATTTTAATGACTGGGAACAATACGACGACAGCCCCGAGGCGGCATATCAGCGTATTATGGAACGTAATTCACAGGCACTGCAGGACGGCGAAATTACGGAAGAAGAATACAATGAAAAAATGACGACCGCAGGACAGAAACTGTATGAGGGACGTTTGGAAAATTCTAAGAAGTGGTTGCAAATGCAAAAGAAGTACGGAGCAATCAGCGAGCAGGAATATCAAGCCGGACTAAACCGCGTAAAGGACTATACACAAAAATATTACGAACAAGGAATGATAAGCGGTAAGTATTACTATGAGGCTATGGACGACGCAAACAGTAACCTGTTTGACAGTATGAGTGAAACGTTGGAAAACTACGTCAACGAATACTATGACGCACAAAAAGAAATGTTGTCAGCGAAAAAAGAGGCAATCGAGGCGGAATACAAGGCAATCGAGGACGCGGAAACCAAAGCCGAAAGGAAAAAAGAGCTGTCGGAACTGGAGGCGGAACGTGAAAAATATCAAAATGCCGTTACGATAGAAGGCAAGAAAAAATTAAAAGAAATCGAAGAAGATATTGCGGACATCAAAAAAACAGAGGCAAAAGAGGCACGCGAGGCGGAAAAGCAAGCCAAGTTAGACGCAATCGAGGACGAAAACGAGGCACTGGAAAAAGAGCAAAGCAACACACTGAAAGGGTTAAGCAAATATACATCACAGGCATTGGGAATAATCAGCGGTGGCAATGATGATATGACAAAACAGTTTAACAGTGTTTTAAAATCGTACAATCAGCAACAGGAACAGTTGGCAACAACCGGATATAACACTATATCAAAAATAGTAGATATGACAAATCAGAAATTGTCCGAAATAGGTCAAAATATTCCGAACGCAACAACCGCCCATAATGAATATACCATTACAATCAAACAGGATTTTAATAATAATATCACTGATGAAACGACTGCAATGGCGTACGGTAAATATGCGGGTAGTTCGGTAAAACGTTCAATTTCGGATGCATTTTTGGGAGCGGAGGGCTAAACAATGGGATTAACATATCGTGGTAAACATTCATTGCGTGATTTTGGTATGCAAACCAAAATCACCGATTTACCGATAACACCGCCGAAAAAGACGGATTACGAGGAAGATATACCGTACAGGGACGGCAGCATAGATTTTTCAGAATCGGGCGGCAGGGTGTTTTACAAAGACAAAACAATCGAAGTTGAATTTTATTTAATCTGCAACGATACCGCAAAACGTAATAAAACTATTGAACAGTTTGTAACGTGGATAAACGGCGGAAAAGGTGAGTTGATTTTGGACGATATGCCGTTTACAAAGTGGATAGCGTCACCGATAACCGTGGAAGATATGACTATAATGCTACAACGAGCGGGAAAAACCGTTGTAGCATTCAGATGTGAACCGTTTAATCAGTTCCTGTATGATACGCAGGGTATTCCGTTAGGCGCGGATATTCCGTTAGATACGGAAATTGAAATAGGTTGGCCGATAAATCATATATATGAAATTGCCAACGGTACAAACACATTTAAACTAAACAATGCGGGAACTGCGGCGGTACGACCTAAGATAGTTTTCAACGGTAATTTTACATCAGTATCGTTTACCTGCGGCGGAAACACAATAAAATATAATCACAAAACTACGCAATTCACAATCGATTGCGAATTATTCAGCTGCTTTGAGGGTGACACCAACACGTCAGAATATTCAAACGGTGATTATATAGAAATCGGACAGGGTGAAAATGAAATAACAATACAGTCAAACGGAACGGGAACAGTCGAAATTATTTATAATCCGCTGTTCTATTATACACAGTCGATTTTATAAAACAGGAGGAAATACAATGAATAAAATGATACGTATATACAGTTGCAATGAAACCGATTTCAGTTCAAACGGTTTGGCAATTTTGGACGAGGCAAAGGACGTTTGTATTACACACGAATTAAACGGCAGCTACAATTTGCAATTTGAATATCCGATAGATTCGGCTAAATGGGAATTTATCGCAAACAACCGTATTTGTAGGGTAGGGAATGAATGTTTCCGTATTCGTTCTATTGATAATAATAAAATATACGCACTGGCACTGTATATGGACGCACAATTTAAACATATTCAGTATATCGGTGATATGTTGGGAAAAACACCGCGTTATATTATGACACAGCTGTTTAAAAACACCAATATACATATAATGACGGACGCAGAGGTAAAATCATTGGGAATGGAATGGGTGAACACCGCAACCGATTTTTTTGAGGCGTCGAAGATAACACCGATTGTCGGTGTGTCTACGCTGTCAGAAACATTAGAAAAACAATCGACAATGTGCGAATTATATGTAGATAATTATAATTTGGCACTGGTTAAACAAATCGGCAAGGACAACGGTAACGAATTAACATTACGTTTCAATGCAAAATCGGCTGAATCGTCACGTGACGCGTCTACGTTGATAACGCGACTATATCCATACGGACAGGACGATTTGGATATATCAACGGTCAATAACGGTAAACAGTATATAGACAGTCCTATGGTTGAAAAAATAGGTGTCTACGAGGGGTTCTCAAATTTTGACGAATGCGAAGAACCGGACGAACTGTTAAAACTGGCAAAGTGGCAATTTTCAGAAGATAATTTAGAACGTATTGATATACCTAAATATACAATGACTGTCGGTTACGTTGATGTTTGCGAGGCGTACAAATATCATAATCTGAACAGGCCGAGCATTGGGGACAGGGTGAAAATTTTCGACAAGAGTATGAATACAAAAACGCTGCAAAGAATTATAACAACAAAAATTTATCCGTTCGAGCCGAGGAAATCAACCATTGAAGTGGGACACCCGCAAGTCACTATTGATAGTTTTTTCAAGGATATTGCTACAACAAATATAATCCAAAAAATACAACGAAACGGCAAGAAAGAAATCAAGACAAGTTATTTGGAAATGATGAGAGAAAACGTCAAAGTCAGCATAAACGAGGCACTGCAGAATGAGAATATCGCCAAGTATCAGACCGGAGCATTGTTTGAAAGTCCCGACGGTCAAAGTGCTGTCGCAATAATTAAAGGTCAGTTGGCTATTGCAGGACAAAAAACCGAGGGTGAATGGGATTGGACAACGGTAATCAATGACAATGAAATAATTGTATCTGACGTGTTCACTGGTGCGTTGTATACAAACCTATGTACAATAATGTCTGCCAACGGCAAATTGACAATAGAAAACAGTTTAATAACAATGCAGGACGAAAATAATATTGTTAGATTTGAATGTGGTTATAAAAACGGTAAATATGTTTTTTGTTTGTATGACGCTACAGGCGAACAAAACGTGTATATAAATAGTAGCGGCGAGGCGGTATTTGCCGGAAAGATAACGTCACATAAATCGGCAGAACTGTACGGCGGTTTGACATTGGGTAGCGGAGCAGACAGTTGCATTACATTTATGGGACCTGTCAGAGCAGAGGGCAGTATTTCGGTAGTAGACCACGAAATGGACATCGATGCGAACTATGTAAGAATAAAAGGTATAGATGTAAAAAGCGAGTTTGACAAACTATGGCAAACGATTAGCGAATTAAAAAATAAATAAAAAGAATAGGGACATAGCCCTATTCTGTAACACTATTTATAAACGGTAAGATTTTTGTGGTATATGAATCTAATTCTATTAATCTGCGGTCAGTATTGCAACGTTTGATATTATCGACAACTACGTCAAGGGTTTCACTATCTATAATAATATCAGTGCCAAAGTGATAGGAATGATTTGAATTATTCGCATTTAATTTATTCAGCATATACTGTATATCTGTTTCATCAATATATGCAACACCGTCAACGTATTCAATTTCTATGCCGTCACTGGTGTAGTCGTAACCGTCGTCACCTTTAACAATCGAAATTTGTGCGGGTGTAAATGACGGTAGCGGTGTGGGTGTTGGTTCGGCGGCGGTATCTGTATCAATCGTAATAGTGTTGTCACTGAAACCGACATTGAAACCACCGACAGCGTCGGCAACGTCACGTAATTTGAAATATGTATTATCGTTTATGTTGTAACCCTCTATCGCTGTTTCCGTACCGTTTACGGCAACAGGGAACGGGTTAGCCGTTACGGCATATTCTACGGCGAAACCTGTCGCGGTCGCACAGATTATACCGCCTGTTATAAAACCTAAGATAAATTTTTTCATAGCTTGTAGCCTCCTTTTTGTTTTTAATATATAATAATTTGTGCATTTTGTCAATATTTGTTTGACAATACAGCATTAATATGGTAATATAAAAATAAAAAGAAAAAAATTCTAAAAAACTATTGCTTTTTTTAAGCAGATAGAATATAATATAACGCATGAGATAGGCCTCAACACGCCTCTTCGCAATGCGAATGCGTACCATGTTGAGGCTGCTTTTTTATTTTAGGAGTATTGTATGGAAATAAAAAGACCGACTACAATAGAAGAACAAATAAAAATTTTAGGTGGTAGAAAGTTAGTTATTGAAGATGTTGAATTCGCTCAAAATGTACTTTTATCGGTAAATTATTATAATTTTACTGGTTATTTACATACATATAAAAATGCAGATGACAATTACGAAAACATTTCTTTTAATCAAGCGTATAGAATATATCTATGCGATAGACGTATTAGGTCTACTATATTATACGCGATAGAGAGTATTGAACATAATTTAAAGACGAAAATCGCTTATGTAATAGCGATGAATACCTGTGCAACATCTTACTTAAACAAAGATATTTTCGTGGATGAAGAAGAACACCAAAAACTACTACAAAAATTTGGACAAGCAATAAATAGAAATAGTAAAATACCATTCGTAAAACATCACATAAAGAAATATGACAGAAGATTTCCTATTTGGGTAGCTATTGAAATTTTTACCTTAGGAATGGTGTGGAATTGTTATAAAAATTTAAAGACACCTCTAAAAAAGAAGATTGCATCAAAATTTAATATAGGTTCCGTTTATTTGGAGAGCTGGATTGAATGTATATCTTATTTACGAAATGTATGCGCACACTATATGAGGTTATATAGATTTAAGGTACAGAAGACACCTAAAAAGAGTAAAAAACATAGTATGAATAATATATCTCACTGCATATATGACATTATAAATGTAATGCGTTTTTTAATGCCAAGTAAAGATGAATGGAATAATTACATAATTTCTAATATTGCTCAAATCTTTGAAGAATATAAAGATGTTGTAAGTCCTGAAGATTATGGTTTTCCAAAAGACTGGGAAAAAACTTTAACATTATAATATTGAAATTAAGCACGTCTTACGGCGTGCTTTTTTCGTACCCAAAATGAGGTGACACAATGTACAGACGAATACCACCATAGCACGCTTACGGCGTGTTTTTTTAATACCAAAATCCCAATCAATTACGATTAGAAAGGAATGATAAAATGAAATTAAATTTTAATTTTGACGGTAAAACATTTTTATCGAAATGGTGGAAAATTGTCCGCGATAATTTCACGGCAATTCAAACCGACCACAACACACTGTCCGACAAATTGGACACAGAAATCACGCAACGCACCAACGCTGATGTGGGTTTAGCGAACCAAATCACAGCCGAAAAAACGGCGAGAGAAAGTGCTGACAGTTCGTTAAGCAGTCGGATAAACAACGAGGCAACAATACGACAGGCGGCGGATAATGAACTGCAACGTAATCTTGACAGTGAAATCACCGAAAGACAGACAGCAGATACCAATATTTCAAATTCAGTAAAAGCCGAAGAATCAGCAAGAAAAAGCGCTGACAAAGAATTGAAAGCGCGTATTGATGAAATCAATGCGAACACCGAAACAACTATACTGTTTGGCGACAAAAAGCAACATACAGTAAAATTTGTTGCACCGAGTAAGCCTACACTATATTTTGACGGACAACAAGAATATGAGGGCGAGAGTATGACGGTTGATATTACGCTGAAAGATGCGTTTTACATTGACGGGAAACAGATTGCCGGAACATTTTCAGAACAGTGTATAAATGTACCGATAGACGGCATTTATATCGTTGTTTACTATGATTTTATTAAAAATACGTGTAGTATATCATCAAATTCTACATCTGTACCGTCGGCAATTTCGGGTGATGTATGGACATTTACATTGTATCATATTCACGAGATAAATTTAGAAATGAAGATAGACAGCGAATCACCGACAGGGGAAAGATATGAGTTTGTATCGGCGACGGTTGATTATGTCATAGAAAACGAAAATACCACAGGCGACAGTTATTTCATAACCAATACATACGAACGTGTTCGTACATTGGCAGATTTGGCAACTGTCAATAAAAATTCATTTATTGACGCTGTAAATGAAAATGCAAAAAATATTACAGACGTCACCCAAAGTCAAATATTTGTCGTGTGCGACGGCGACCACGACGAATTAAAGTTACAGGCGGCGATAGATAGTGCGCCGTATAAAAGTATTATATATCCTGTAGGTGAATTGTGCGTTATTACAAATGCAAATATGAAGTCGGGTTACGGAATGACGGGAACTAATAACGGTGTGGCAATTCCGTTGAAAGGCGGAATGACGTTAGACGGTTCGATGTGCGATACAATTATGTTCAAAAACACAAATCCTGTCGCAAAACAATATGTTTTTCATCTGCCGGATGGCGCTAAAATGCAAAATGTAAAATTTACAGAGGACACGGACACTGTAACGGCGGACACGGTTAATCCGACAGTATTATCAGCGCAAAGTAGTTCACAGATAATATCCTGTACATTCTACGATATATTCAGTACACATCAATTCGGTGTATCAACGTTTGAAATGAGCAACGTTCTGTTTTTGAACAACGTCATAGATACGTTCGCAGGTGCACCGGCAAATAATTTGACATACGAAATAAAAATCGCAGGCAATTCGTTTGTTATGGGTAACAAATTTTTGAATTTCACGCAAAAAGAACAATCGTTAGGATATATGCTACAGGCGTCAACCGTTATATTTGTAAACAATTATATGTCCGGTTTTACAAATTGCAGTATTGATATAGACAAAAAAATAGTAGGTAATATATTTAAAACGTTTACTGATTGCAGTATCGATATAGGTGGCGAAATTTCGGACAATGAATTTACAACGATTACGCAGAACACAAAAAGCCCATTTATATACGCTGGGATTGCATTAATCAGTGGAAACCGAATATCCAATATAAAAATTAATTCCGCATATATTGATGTTATCGAATGCGGAAATAATGCCGTTATATGCGGAAATTATATTCAGATTGCCACCGGTCCTGCGTCGGGACAATGTAATCTAATATCAGCCAGCAGTCGGACGCTGATAGCAGATAATATATTTAGGACAGCGGCGTCTGTAACGGCAAATGCAGATTTTTCAATTATATACAGCGACGGTAAAACAGTAGTCAAAAATAACGTGACAAATGCCGTATCAATCGGAACATTCGGTGATACGTGTGTTGTGGACGGAAATGTGACAGGGGGTGACGCGT